GTTATTAATCTTGTAGGCGTTTTGATAAAGCTGGTAATGTATCTTCTAAAAATGCGTTAACATCTCCTTTTCCATTTTTATCTTTATAACCAAACTTTATTGCTTCTTTTACTAATGGATGATCAGCACTAGGATTTTTTACATAATCTTTTCTCATGTCATTTAATTCACCAAATAAAAAATGATAATTAACTTTATTGTTTTTGCTGTAGATAGAATACTTATCTATCTTTATTGCTTCATATTTATTAATAACTTCATTAGCTATATCTCTTAAAGCAGCTTTTTTAGTTGCATTATCTGCATTTGTATTAGCTGATAAATATGCAGAAGATCTTTGTTTATATTCATCAGTTGCTAAAATTGCTGTATTTTTATCCTGATCAGATCTCATAGTTGTTGAAGTAGAAAGTTTATTATAAAAATTTCCTTCAACTCTGTCATTTTGTTCTGTTTCAAACTTAACAACTTCAGCATCATTGTTAGCTTTAAGTTTTAATTCTTCATGACTTCCTCTTTCTCTAAATATTTTTTCTTTAAACCCATTCCACTCTGCTAAATTTTTGTCAGTTATAATTTTTGTTCCATCTGGCTTTGTTAAATTCTCAACTTGCTTTACAAGTTTTACAGCTTTGTCATAATCAGAGTTAATATCACCAGCTACAGCAATATTAGATATTGTATTCTTGTATGTTTCTATAAGTAATTTTGGTAAATCCTGATCTTTAACAAATGTTTGAGCATTATTGTTTTCATATATTTGTTTAAAAGTTTCTGATGGATTTTCAGAGTTAAGAACTTTAGTTTTAACATCAGATAATAATAACATTGTTTTAACGCTATTAATTTTTAATTCTTTAGCAACGTCATTTAATTTATGTAAATTAGAATATTCTTCAGCTCTCCTTATCATTTGATCTTTATATTTGTATTGCTCTAAAGCATTATCTGCGTTCTGTTCATAAGCCGCAGCATCTGTTGTTTGACCGGTATTATAGATTCCATTAGATTCTTTTTCTAAAGCATCAAAAGACATCTTCTTTATTTTAAGAATGTTTTGACCAAACTCTAAATCAAGTTCCTGTTTAAGTTTATCTCTTACATTTGAATTAGTAATTTTACTTAATTCTAGTTTTGAATATTCATTAAAATCATTTGTATAATTTTTAATTGCATCTTCTTCATTATAGTTGTCTTTTTGTCTTTCAAGAAAAGTATCTGATGTTCCTTTAATTTCATAAAACTTTTTCTTTGCTTCAACTGAATCTTGTAAATTTTGTTTTGTAACATAAAAATCATTTATTTTTTCTAATCCAGCAGAAATTTGAGATCCAGCTCCTCCTGATAAAGGAACTTGAAATTGACTTTTAACTTCTGGTGAGTTTGTAGTTAATTGAGTTTGTGATGAGAATGTAGGAATTTTTGGCATAGGTTAAGCAAATGGGTTTGGCATGTTATCTAATAATGACTTACCTTGTGGTGATTGAGAAAAAGTTCCAACTCCTTTAACAAGAGTTCCAATGGCAGCAGATCTTCCCATTGTTCTTGCATACTGTCCCTGAATTCTTGACATAGTAGCTTCATTACTTTTTGAAATTTGTTGTATTTGAGAATTGTAAGTAATAATATTTTTTTCTATTTGTTTTTGAACTTCATTATTATGAAGAACACGCAAACCAGAACCATTAGATAGATCAGCTCCTGAAGTTAATATTCTAACTTTTGATTGAGCTTGCAGTTTATCAAAATTATCATCAAATCTTGCAAGTTCTAATTCTGTTTGTTGTCTAATAGCTTCTTTTTCCTGTTCGGCTATTTGTGCATTTCTATTATAAACCTTTTGATTAAATCTTCCTGCCGCATCTTTATTCGCAGCATCCATTACATTTGATCCAAGAACTAAATAAGGTACAGCTTCCATTAGAAAATCCTCGCAAATCTATAATGATCAGTTCCATCCATTCCGTAACTCTTCATTAATCCTTCATTAGTTAATCCTAACCACTTTGCAAATCTGATTCCAATTCCGTAATCAACTCTTACAGCTGTTTGAACTCTTTTAATGTTATTGGATTTTGCAACGTAATCAAAATTTTGTTTAATAGCTTTTGCAATAGCAACTGGATGATTCCAGATTTTATCTGTTGCTAAAACCCATCCTTCACCAACGCCATTCCAAATTTTTTTAATACCAGCAGAAGCGATAACTTTATCATTAATAACACAAGTGAATGCCATATCTTTCTCTTCTAGGTTAGAACTTTCTTTAATATAATCAATTTCTAAATCACTGATTACATGGTTTAATTGCGAAGCCATGATTATTTTACCATGCTTTGCAATATACGGAATTACAAATAATTTATTATCCATCATTTGTTACCAATCTTGGATATATAGATAAAATTGTTAAAGGTAAAGGTTGTGTTTGTCTTACAAAGATATACCCATCTGTTTCATAGTTACCTCTAAACTCAACTGACTTATCTCCTGTAAATACTGGAATAGCTTCATCCATATTGTTTGCTGAAGATCTAAATGGAATTTCTTCCATATTATTTAAACTTGGTCCAACTTCAACTCCAATAGATTCATATAATCTAATAGCAACATCATAAATTCTTTTTGTTTTAGCTTGTGATGTTCCATCTTGTGATCCTGCATCTATTCTCATTGTTTGTAATATTGATGTATAAGGTAAACCAACTTTAACTTTAGTTGATGGTCTAGCTAATGTTATTGATCCAGATGAAACAACTCTATTAGGATGTGTTGCTCCGTTTGCTAAAACAGATACTGTTTGACCATTTAAGTGATCTAATCCAGTTATAGTTGTAGTTGATGCTCCTGAATAAGATAAAGATGAATCTAAAAAATTAAAAGTTGAATTATCAGTTTCATCAAAATCTAAAGTATTAATATATTCAACATATCTTTTTGTTGTTCCATTAATTGTACGCTTAACAATAACCCAAGTTTGATATTCTTTTTCATCTGTAGGTATTGTTGCAATAGATTCACACATAGCAATACCAGATCCAAAAGAACCACCAAATGTATGTTGATGCCAAGCAACAACTTGTTGTTCACGCTGATAAGTTAATCCAATTAATTTTCCATCTTCTCTTACGCACCAAATAATTTGATTTGGTTCTTGTTGATAAGACATGTGATTAATTCCTGATTCAGAAATATGTTCAGCAAGTATAGTCATGTCAGGAGCAACATAACCATCTACGTCATAGTTATATGCAAGTTCTCTAATTTTTCTTTTAGCTCTTTGTAAAAACAAAGTAACGTTACCAACTGGTACTGCGTCTGTATTTGCGCATCCATGGTTAGATTGTTTTTTAATTAATATGTTTGTTGGAGTTACAGGATCATCTGTTCCACCTCCTGATACTGAAAACTCTCCGCCTACTGTTCCAACAATTAATGATCTTGTTGATGAAATAAATCTAATTGCATTAACTTGGTTAGAAGCAATTGTATAAGTAATTGCATCATCATCTGCTATTGTGCCATGATAATTTTCATCAAAATTTTCATAATCACCAGATTTAGAAAACCATAATGTTTGAGGATTTGATTTGCTTCCTGCAAATACTAATCTTTGTTCATAAAAAGAAACGCAAGAAGGATATCCTGTTGTTTCAGACCAAGCTCCCAAAGACCAATCTGTTGTAGCAGTTGTTCCTGATAATGTTTCAATAACGTCTGCAGTAACTACTGTTGTACTTGTTCTTGATACAATTTCAGCATGTCCCTTACCAGTACCTAAATGAATTAATCTGCCAACATCTGTAGTTTGAAAACCTGTGTTGTTATTAATTCCTGTTATTGCTGAAGCTGTAATTGTTATTCCATTACCAGTTGTTGCTGATGGAGTTAATGTAGTTGTAGAAGTATTGTGATCTAGGAATGGTCCATTATCAAATGGAATTTCTTCTATAGTCCAAGATGTATGACCAGTTCTTGAAAGTTTTCTTACAGAATAATTAGGATGACAGATGTACATAACATCTGCTGATTGAGCAAATTTTAAATTAAAAAGATCTGCTTCTAAATATGGCGTAGCTATTTCATAAGGTGATGCACCAGAAACAATTATTCCATTATTTCTGTAAAAACGAATGTATTGATTACCAAATTCTAAAATATAAGTTTGTGTTGTTGAAAATTCAAAAGGAACCAATCTAGTTTTTTTTGTGCTGTCTTTTACTTCTCTAACAAATGTCGTTCCTGATCTTCTTGCTGCAGATCCATGAGGATAGACAATCATGTTTTGTAATGTCTTACATCCTGAAGCGTATTTAGATAAATCGTTTCTTCCGTCTAAACGTGGTGATAATTCTCCAGCAGTAAAGTTAGTTAACTGAACAGAAACTCTAGCCATTGTTTACAGCCTTGAACTTAAAAATTGATTTGTATCTATAAAGTTTGGATTGTCGTTATCTAATAAAATGTTCTGTCCCTCTGTGGCATCTACGAACCTAGCGTCTTTTAATTTAGTTTGATACAAATTATACATTTGCGTAGCAACAGGATTTGAAGAAGTAATTGCATAAGCAATGTCAGCTGCTAACGCAGCAGAAATAGTTTCTTTTAAAAGTTCATCATATTCATTTGGATCTTCTACTCTAGCAACATATAAAATTTTCATTGAATCAAGATTAGATACAATTTTTCTTCCTTCAACTCTGTAGTCGTATGACGAATCTAATATTGTAATTAATCTTAAACAGTCAGATGGTAATGTAAATTGTTTTTCAAAACCCCATGATGGAGTTGCAACGTCTGATGCTAATGATGCTCTTTTTTGCAAACAGTTCCATGTATGACTTCTAAATACTGCATCTCTTACGCTTGCGTATCTTGCATTGCAAAGTCTTGCGTTTTTAGAATCTTCTGTAAGCGATAATATTGTTGATGCGCCTAATTGGTTTAATGCTGAATTACAAATATCTACAATTGATGCCATGTTATTCCTTTTTTATAATATATTTCCTTCTAATCTTTCTTGGAGTTACTTTAGCAAATATCTCCGCTTCTGTTAATTCTAGATCTTTATCAAAACCATGATGTGCGTTTTGAGTATGTTTAAATCTATCAACTAACACATAGCGATAGATATAGTCTTTATTTTGAAAATGTAAAATTGTTTTTAATTCGTCTAGTTTTTTCATAATTAAGATAGTGGGGATTGCTCCCCACTAAATTACGAATATTACGCTTCGTGAGCTTGGATTTTAACTACTTTAGATTCTTCCATTCTAGTCGCACCGAATGCAGCAGAATAGTAAACTTGAGTAGCATAACCTTTGTCAGATCTTTCATCAATTCTAGCAGTTACATCTTTTCCAACAGCAAGAAGTAAACCATCTTGTGCGAAAGCGATACAACTTCTTTTGCTAGAAGTTAAATCTAATCTGTTAGAAACGATAAAGTTAAATCCAAGGAATGAATTAATATCACCCATAGCAAGAGCTTTAACAGTGTTAAAGTCGCTTGAAGTAACTTCAGTTGTTCCTAATAAATCGTCGATTTGTTTTGGACCAACGATTATGTATCTAGCTATAGAAGGATCTACATCACCTAAATCAAGAATTTTTTTAGCTTGTCTTAATTTAGCAATTGTTAATCCACCTGTGCTAGCTTCAGTTATGATGTTTCCAGCTGGTAATGCAGTTGAAGTTCCACCAGCAACGCCAGTGTATGCAGTTCCAGTTGCAGCAGCAATGATTGCATCATCCATAGCTCTTCCCATAGCATAAGCAGCAGCTTGTGCATAAGAAGAAGTTGGATCTGCAAGCATTCTTACTTTGTCTAGATCATCGATTAAATCAGCAAATTCATAATCCGCAAGAGAAACTCTTCTACGAGAGTGAGGAGTATCAGCCTGTGGAGTGTCTGAATGTCTGCTTGATCTTACTGTAGCAGTAACGCTTCCGATTTGATCAAAGAAAGCATTTTTACCTACTACTGACTCAACTCTAACTTTATCTCTTAAAAGAGATCCAGATTGTTGAGATAGCAATTGTACGTTAGCAGAATACTGCTCTACAAAAGCTGTAGTTATTTGTGTTGACATTTATTTGTCTCCATTTGTTAAGTTAGCGTCAATTACTCACCATTGAGTAATCAACAAAAGTTAAAACAATCAGAGAAGTTCTCCATTTTACAATAGGCTCTCTTGCATTTAACCTCTGTTAGAGGGAAGTCTATTTCTTTCTGTCAGTGAGGTTCTTTTGGAATTGTCTCACAACTAATAGATGATTTATTAAAAACAACCTATTAGTTGTGTATTAGTATAAATTATAAAAAAATCAATAACTAAATACTATTATCTTTGTGCGTGCTTTAACTCTCTTAAAGCTAATACATGAGCTACAGTTTTCTCATGATCAGGATCCATTCTATTCCAGAATGCACCTTTTTTATTATTAGTTATTTCTTTGATTTCAGCTTCAATATCTCTAGCTTTAGTAATGTTATCACTTCCTGCGCCTACTATTTTATCTTCAGAAAGTAATCCAGCTATATTAGCAAATGCTTTTATAACTTTAACATTGTCTCCAAGTCTTGATCCATCTCTTAATTGAGTATCAAGAACATCAGATCCTAGATATGTTTTAGCAATAGAAGCAGCTTTCTGAATATTTTCGTCATAGGATTTACCCCATTCTTTACGAAGTTCATTAGCG